CTCTTGACAGATGTTCGCCTTTGCGTCCTCGAGCTCGAGAATGAGCGGACGGGCGGCGGGAGCCGCCTTTTTCTTTTCTGTACTCATAAGAAAATCCTCCTTATACGTTTATTATTTTTTCCAATTCCGAAAGCCTTTTTTTGAGCTTTTGAATTTCATAGGTGTTGAGGGCGACAAATTCCTCATAACGGAGAGACCATTCCTCGGTATCTTTCCCGGCGTTCGCGATACATAGCGCGGCAAAATCGGAGGTCGGTATTCCGGCGGCGTCCATAGCGTCTTTTACCTCTTGAGCTATAAAACCGCTGTGTAAGCGATCGGAGGTTCCGTCGTTATATTTGAACAAACACGGGAGTAAATTATCGAATAAAACCTCGTAGGCTTCTCCGAACTCTGTAATTGAGTTTTTCTTGTTTCTATCGGACGATATAGAGCCCGCCGAGGATCCCGTCCAATTACCCGTAATATAGAGATTGTTGTTACAAACAGCTTTTGCCGATCCGTCGATTGAAAATCCAAATCTCGTTCCGTCGCGATAAATCGCCATTGATCCGCTCCAAAGCTCCGTCCACGATAAAACATTTCTTCCTTGAGAGCCGACGTAACTATTATCTCTAAATCGTAAGTGTGTAGATGTCATTTCAAACTCGGAGTCTCCGCTCTCTAATTGAATCCAATAGTTATCAATATAAAGAATACCGTTTCCGTTTCCGGCGCTTGACTTTATTTTTACGGTTCCGTTTTTATTTACGGTAAGGACGTCCCCTATTTGTATAGCTCCGCTCATTGTGCACGAATCGTCAATCGTGCAATTACTAAAAGATCCGCTCGTCGCGGTTATGCTTCCGGCGATTTTTGCCGCCTCCGCATAGAGGGAGCCGTCGTCCAAAACAATAAACTTTCCTCCCGTTCGGTTTCCGTTACCCGCATAAAAACGAATATAGGACGTCCCGGAGCTTACGAGCGAGTCTTTCGTGTACGCGGTTCCGGCGTTTATTCCCGCGGATCCTTTATAGATTTCGTCCCCGGAAATAGTCCACCCGCCTATTTTTCCGCTTCCGAACTCGCAAGAGAGCCCTTCCACATAATCGGCGGTTATTCTGCCGTCCACGATCGAAACGACGCCGCTCTCGGTCTGATAGCCGCTATCGTTGTTGAGCTCGGAAACGTCCGTAGGAATATCGCTCGTCGTTGCGACGGAGCTCGGGAGCTGTCCGATCGTGAGCTTTCCGGTGATGTTGGCGG